CCGGCTTTAGATTATACCTTTGAAGAAAGATTAACATTATCTTTCTTTTTTAAAATCCAAAAAATTTTAGCAGAGCAACCCCACCATTATAAAATGTATAAAGAAAAATGACAAGTAAAAATTACAAATGGCCAAAGAAAGATTTGGTAAATTATTATGGGGCAGCAGATGATGAATTTAGTGCTGGTTTTATAAGTGAACCAGAATTTAATAAGCGTCATAAGAAAGCAAGAAAAGACGCTGAACCATCAGGCAAAAAGAAGAAGAAAAAGAAAAAACCAGTTAAAGATAAATATAGGAATTTTGGAATTTAATGAAGTTAAAAATTAAAAAATCAGAATATCAAGATATAGCTGATTGTATCAGAAGTGACCAAGTACTTGCCTCGGCAGTATTTGAGTACTTTTCTAATAAACCTTTTTATAGGTGGTACAAGAAGAAATATTTAAATGCCTAGATATACTTTTGAAAATAAAAAAACTGGCAAGGTGTGGGTAGATTATATGATGATTGCAGAAATGGAAGGTTACCTTAAAAAGAATAAACACATTGTACAAGTGCTACAACCAATAAATATAGTATCAGGTGTTCAAGGTGTGTCTTATAAAACAGACGGAGGTTGGAAGGACAACTTGTCAAGAATAGCTGAAGCTCACCCAAACTCACCCCTAGCAGAACGACACGGAAAAAGAAGTGTTAAAGAGGTGAAAACTAGAAACGTGGTGAAAAAACATAAGTTAATACAACAAGGGAAAAAATAATGGCAGATAAAGATATACCAGATTATATGCGAGGCTTTGACCTAGATAATGAATGGGGGTTTACTCCAGTATCTAGCAAACCTAAAGATGAACAACCTGGCATTGACCCAAAAGTAGTAGAAGGAACAAATATAGAACTATCTAAAGTTAAATCAGATGTTTCTACTATTAAATCTATGATGAACGAAATTATGCAAATAGTTAATGACAAAGAAACTGTAACAAAAGAAATTACAGATGAAGAGACCCAACAAAAATTTAAAGATATTGAAAAGATTGTATTACCGTTTTTATATAATTTATCAAAAAGTGATGAACCTTATATACATTGGCCGAATAGAGGTCCAATTATAAAAGGTCAAATAGAAAAAATATTAAAATTAACAAGAGGATAATAAATGCATTTAACAGAAAATTTTTCTTTGAAGGAGCTGACCGCTAGTCAGACGGCAGAAAGACACGGTATTAATAATAATCCTAGCGAAGACCATATTGACTCGTTAAAGAATTTGTTGTGAGAAAGTACTACAACCAATAAGAGACCATTATAAGAAAGTGGTAACTGTATCAAGTGGGTACCGTTCTCCAGAGTTATGTGTTAAAATTGGTTCTAGTCTTAAATCACAACACGCTAAAGGGCAGGCAGCGGACTTTGAAATATTTGGAGTAGCGAATGCTGAATTAGCAAAATATATTATTGAAAATTTAGGCTTTGACCAACTTATATTAGAGTACCATAATACAGATGAACCTCACAGCGGCTGGATCCATTGTTCTTATAAGAATTCAGATGATAATAGAAAAGAAGTATTAAGGGCATATAGAAATGATGATGGCAAGACGTTATATGAGAAATATGATCCCAGCTGAGAGATTGCTCGTTGGTATAATAGTGATACTGTTAAAGATAAGAACAAAATCATTGATATGTACACAATGAAAGGCATATAGCATTGACAATGCCTAGGTTATATGTTATATTATTAATATGAGTATAAGAAATAAGATTGAAGTATTAAAAGAAACAATTGCTTGGTTTAGAAAACAAATTGAACCACACGATTGTGGTTGGATGTACACCACTATTGATGGCATTAAACATAGAATAAGTGCATTAAGAAAAGAATTGAGGATGAAAAAATGAAAGAGTTTAAGTGGATTGATGTAGATAAAAGCAAACTACCAACAACTAAAGGCAAGCGTATAGATGGTTTTCGTTTTTATCAAATAGATGGTAAGAACTATCCATCAATTACAACTGTACTTGGTGTTCAGAAAAAAGAAGGACTAGAGAAGTGGCGTAAGGCAGTAGGTGAAGAAGCTGCTAAGTGGGAAATGGGTAGAGCAGCACGTAGAGGCAAAGCAACTCATACACTTGTTGAACAATATCTTAAAAGTGAAACACCAGCGATAAGGGATGTTTTACCATTAGGTTTGTTTAGATTAATGAAACCTTATATAGACCAAATTGATAATGTTCAATTGTCCGAGGAAATAATGTATAGTCATAAATTAACAATTGCAGGTCAAGTTGATTGTGTTGCTGACTACAATGGTAAATTATCTGTAATAGATTTCAAGACAGCGAACAAGGAACGTAAAGAAGATTGGATAGAAAATTATTATATTCAGACTTGTGCTTATGCAATTATGTATGAAGAGTTATTTGGCAAACGCATAGAACAATTAGTTATATTAATGGCAGGTGAAGACGGCACAATGCGATCCTTTATAAGAGATAAAAAAGATTTTGAACCCAAACTAGAAGAATCTATCAAGTATTTTTATAAATACTATGAGAAACTAAACAAAGATAAAATCAAGCAAAATCATTAACAAAGTGGCTGGAAATTATCCACGAGGGGTCACTTATGTTAAAGAAACTAATATCAATAATATTTGGAATTATACTCTTAATGAGTACTGCTCCTGCTTTGGCAGAGCACGAAAAAGAAAATTTACTTGGTCCAATGCCAGATATTCCTGAAGATTATACACCTGCTCCAAATATAGGTGCTCAATTATATTGGTTACAAATGCCTGTCATATGTGGAACTAGTGATAATGTGCTTGCGTATCTTAAAAAAAATGATTTTACATTGGTAAATGTTTCTGTTGGTAGAGATAGAGCAAAACCAGATGGAGAACCAGTTTTTATAGTACAATATTATGTTGACCATACATACAAACAATCAATTGTAGTTATGACAACAATGAGTGGACTAGAGTCTTGTATGTTATACAAGACATTTGATTTAGAATTTGTTAAAAAAAATAAAGGGTTAAACTTATAATGAATTTGACGTTGAAGGATAGTTAATAATTAGTGAGGACGTGGGTGCGATTCCCACCACCTCCACCAATTTAGAACACATTAAAATGTGCTGTAAGGGGGTGAGCTAGAATCGACTACTAACTAAACCTATTTGGAGTTAAATCGCTGACAGCGTACTGTTAAATTATAAACGCAAACGAACAGTTTGCTTTGGCTGCCTAGTTAGGCAATCGGGGTTTGGGTAGGTACCTGGCAACAGAAACCTACCCTTTACATTTTAATATAAATATGTTATAGTAATGTAATGAACTCAAAAGAATTTTCACTTATTATAGAAGATGTTGTAAAGAAACATAAAGGAATGTCATACGTGGATGCTATAGTACTTTATTGTGAAGAGAATAATCTTGAAGTAGAATCAGCAGGACGTTTAATTACTAAACCACTCAAAGAAAAAATCCAATTTCAATCACAAAAATTAAATTTATTAAAAGGTCCTAAATTAGGAGTATTACCATCGTGAAAATATCCTGTTCAAGTAGAAATAAGAAGCCTTGGGTACCTATTCAAGAACATTTGGATTTGCATATAAAGACAGCAGAAAACTATTCCAATTTTAAATTTAGTTATGATGATGTAGATTCTGTTTATGGACAAGTAGTAGAATATATTCCTTTATATGGAGGTAGACCTGCGGAAGTTCCAGAGATAATGAAAAAAGATGTTTCTTGGATTTATGATAAAGGTATTGGTGTAAAATTAACTTTACAAAATAAATTTATAACTGACAAGGCTTATAAAGAAAGTAAACCAGCTTTAAAAGAATATAATAAAAAAGGAAATTCTATTATTGTTGCAACTGATAAGTTGGCTGAATATGTTAAAAATGATTTTCCTAATTATAATATAGAGGCAAGTTGCATACAAGATATTACTGATAATGAAAAATTAGAACAAAAAGTTTCATTAGGATTATATGATACTATTGTTTTACCTATTCATTGTAATGATGATATTAAATTTATAAAAAGTATTAAGAGAAAAGATTTGATTAGATTGTTTATGAATATAGAATGTTCTTATAATTGTCCTAGTAAAGTTTGTTATGGCATAACTTCTAAACTCAATACTGAAAGAGTGTTTGAGGAGAACTCAAAAAGAAAATTTACGTGTAGTTTGATTGATTTTGGTATGGAACGTACCTTTTATAAAGATGATATAACTTGGTGGAAATTTTATTTTGATTTACCAATGTATGAGAAAATGGGAATAACTAAATTTAAATTGGTTACACCTAATGAACAACAACAACGAACTGCTTTGATGTATAAGAAAAATAGGAGCTGGTTGATTAAAAAGAAAAAGTAAGATGAAGTGGATGTTATTATATATTATTGCGATATTTATTTATTTAGGGTTTGTCATTTATATGACATATAATAATCCTAATTTTTTTGGAGCATTTTAAAGTGAGTAAGATAAAAGAATTGTTAGATGATATAAGAAAAGTTAGGAATGATTTAGTAGCACAAGCAAATCCACATTTTCAATCTTTAACAAACATAATTTATAAATGGGAAACTAAACTTGCAACAGAGTCAAGTACGTGTAGTTGTGGTAGGTCTCCAACAGGTAGTTGTATAGGGTGGCATAAACTAACGGAAGAACAATATAAAAAGTCATTAGAACATTATAATAAACATACACCAGCAATAGATGGACCAGGTGAATAATGATAATATTAAAAGATAAAAAAGATATAAAGTTTGCACCAGAAACATTTTTGAAAGATTATGAATGGGAATCTCACGGTCAATATGATAGTTTAAATTTTATCAATAAAGATGTAAAAGTTTTATCAGTAAAGTTTAGTGTAGTTGGTGAAAAAACTTATAAAGCATTTCCTAATTTAGAATGGATTGTAGTTCGCCAGCACGGATATGATAACATCAATCTTAAAGAATGTGAAAGAAGAAATATAGGAGTTGTTACTACAAAACCATTTGCACAATCAACTGCTAATTGGATAAATCAGTATATAAAAGATGATGATAAAATTGTATTAATAG